GCACGCCGGGGTGGTTCTGCTGGAAGCGTTTGATGGCGACGTCCACGTACTCCGGAGCGATTTCCACACTGCGGCAGATGCGACCCGTTCGCTCGGCAGCCAGCATCGTTGTGCCGCTACCGCCAAAGGGTTCGAACACGATGTCGCCCGTATCCGTATAGGCCTCGATCACGAACTCCGGCAGCGCCACCGGAAACACGGCCGGGTGGTCGATGTCCTGGCCGATCTTGCCCTTGTGGCGCATCACTCGGATCACCGAGTCGGGGCTGCGGGTGTCTTGCGTCGGCAGCCCCTTGTGCGTCCAACCGCCCACCTCGCCATCCTTGCCGCGCATCGCGGTGGACGACCCGTCGGCGCGCAGGTGCGACTCCTGGCCCGCGTGCTTGCAGGGGACGATCTTGTTCGGCTTGCGGCTTTCGCGGTTGAAGTGGAAGACGAACTCGAAGCTCGGCGCGAAGCGGCCAGCCCAGTCGCCGGGCATGCCTGGCCCTTGATCCCAGACGTACCACGCAAAGCGCCGCCAGCCCTGCTGGCGCATCCAGCCGAGCCACGCGTCCCAATACGGGATTACTTCGTTATCGCGGTGGATGAGGCCAAGGTTGACCAGCACCTGACCGTCGCCAGCCATTGGCAGGTGCGCGAACACTCCGCGCATTAGGCCATCCCAGTCGGAGATGCCGCCCGAGGTGTAGTCGCGCTGGTTGCCGTAAGGTGGCGAAGTGAAGCACAGGCGAGCGACGTCACCTTGCATCAGCGCAGCGACTACGTCCCGGTCAGTGGCGTCGCCACAGATCAGGCGGTGCGGGCCGATGGCCCAGACATCGCCGGTACGCGACACCGCCACGACAGGAGCATCCGGCACCTCGTCAGCAGCGTCAGGTTCGTCGGCTTCGGACTCGGGTTCATCATCCGCAACGGCCACCGCACCGGTGAGCAGTGCCTCGATCTCGGCATCCTCGAAGCCGGTCAGGGCAAGGTCGTATCCTGCGTCGGAGAGCTCGGCCAGCTCCAGCGCCAGCATCTCTTCGTTCCAGCCTGCATCCAGTGCCAGCCGGTTGTCGGCAATCACCAGTGCCCGTTTCTGTGCGACGGTCAGATGGGCCAGTTCGATCACTGGCACCTGCTCCAGCCCGAGCTTGCGCGCAGCGGCCAGACGCCCGTGTCCGGCGATGATGCCGTTGTCGCCATCGACCAGGATCGGGTTCGTCCAGCCGTACTCGACGATGCTGGCCGCGATCTTGGCGATCTGGCTTTCGGCGTGCGTGCGCGGATTGCGGGCGTAGGGAATCAGCGCCTCGACCTTGCGGTACTCGACGTTGAGCGTGTTCAAGATGGAAGTCCCAAAAGAAAACCCGCCGAGCGTTGCTGCCGGGCGGGTTGGGTGAAAGTAGATTCTGGATGGGTGGTAACTGCGCCTGGTGGTGGTAACCTGGGCCGGTAACCTGGCCGACTGGTAACCTTGCCCGCGACCTGACGCTAAAAAAGCGTCGCGCTCGCGCCTCCCGCATTGCGATTCGGGAAGGAAGGACCCCTTTTGCCTGGGCCTATCGCCTCAACCGTCACCGCTGTCCAGAAGATAGCTCGAATACTACGCTCGACCGGGGTGATTTGTTGCAGGGTCAAAAACCGCGCATCGCCGCTGACATGCTCGCACTGCTAACCACGCGCGCCAATTCACGCCAAAACCCTACGCCGTGACGACACCATTGAGTTGGTCGGCGACGGTCTGCAAGGCGCGGTGCCAGCGCCGCCACGCCGTCGTTCGGTCGCAGGCAAAACGGATCGTGATGTCGCGCCAGCCGTAGCGCTTGGCGCGCATCCACACAAGGTGGCGCTGCTCGACCTCCAGCCACTGCACCCACTTCATCGTCTCCAGCATCCGGTCGATAGCCTCGGGGTCGGGTGGGAAAGGTCGGTAGACGTGCTCGTCGGCAGCGAACGTTTCCCACTCCTTGCGCACGATGATGGGCCAGGTGTTGAAGTAGCCCTGCACACGCACGGGTGGCAGGCGTCGTCCGGTGCTGGCCGCCTCCTCGAAGCGTGCAGCCACGTCGTCGATTGTCCAAGTCCGGGGATCAGCCATGACGTGCCCCTCCCTGTCCGTAGAGGCGTTCGCCGATGCGCCGCACGAACTCGCGCTCGATGAAGTCCAAGCGTTCGTCGGCAGCGTTGACCACGAGGATGTGCTGATCGCGCCAGCCGCGTTGCTTCATCGCGTCGAGATCTGTGGTCTCGGGCTGGAGGCGACTCAAGGGGCAGCGATAGGTGGGCGTCGAAATCTTCATCTCACGCCTCCCGTTCCTGTGCGTGCTGCTTGATGGCCCAATGCAGCAGGGCCAGCGCGTCGGCCTCGTTGTCGTCGGTCGGAGCGTGACCACGGGCACGGGCAGACGCCACCATCTCGTCCTTGCTGGCATTCCCTTTGCCGGTCGCGTGCTTCTTGATCGTGCCGACCGGCACGCCCTGGTACGGGATCTGGTGGTGCTCGCACCATGCGGTGAGCGTGGCAAGGAACCCGCCGTAGGCGTGGGCAGCATCCGTGGAGACGTGGCGTCGCACCTCCTCGAAGTGCAGGCAGTCGATCTCGTCGCAGGACTGCTTGATCTCGGTGAGCCAGCGTTTGAATCGCAGGAAGCGCATTCCGCCGCCTTCGAAGCGCTGCGGCCGGAAGCTCTCGGAACCGCTGGTGATGTGGCCGTCGCTGCCGCGCAGTGCCCAGCCGGTCATGGTGCCCAGATCGAGGGCGAGGATTGTGGTGGTCATGGTGTCAGTCCTTGTTTTGGCTGGTCTGACGGATCGGACGGGTCGTATCGAAACCTTCCATGAGGCGCGCGCACGCGCACGTGTAGGAGTTACGACGTAGTCCGTCCGATCCGTCAGACGCGGTTGTGTCAGTCATCGGCGTAAGGGGTGTAGGTGGGTGCTGGCGGGTACTTGAGGCCAATGCCCTGAAACCCGCGCAAGCCCATGCCGTTGCGCCATTTATCCAAGCCCCGGTTGAGCAGCAGATCGGCAAAGCGCTTCTGCGAACCGGTGAATTCGCCCGCTGCCTCTGCCCACGGCTTCCAGTCGTTGAACAGTTCTGCCGTCAGCGACTTGGCGTTGGCCTCGCGCACGCAACGCTCATCGATCCAGCGGCCCAACGCATCCTCGGCTTCGAAATACTCCTCGGTGGCGTCCACCACCCGCTGCGGCGGGGAGAGTCGTCCGTGGCGTTGCCAGTCGAGGCAACCCTGCACGGCCCACGCCAAGATGCCGTCACGTTCGGCCAGGAGTTTCTGCTGCAGGTTCTTGTCACGGCGCTCGGGCGGCACGGTGATCGTGAAAGGGATCAGGTGCAGCCTGCGTTTCATCGCCTCGTCGATGTTGCGAATGGCGGGCCTGTGGTTGCCCGCCACGAACAACTTGAACTGCGGGAAGAACTCGAAGAAGTCCTGGCGCATGAAGCGCGCAGAGATCTTGTCGCCACCAGTCAGGTTCTTGAGCTTGGATTCGGCCCAGCGCTTGCCGGAATCCACAGTGCGAGCGGCGGCGAACTGCTGTTGCAAGGCAGGCGGCCAGTTCGTGAAGCGGGATTCGGAGACGGACAACTTGATGTCGAGGTAACCCTCGACCTTCTCGCCTGAGGCGACGATGCGTTCGGCGATTTCGGTCAGTTGCCTCTGATCCCAGCTGACCTTCTTGGGCAGCTCGAACTTCAGGTGCAACGGGCCATCGCTGATGTGGGCGGTGCCGAAGTCACGGCCGGATTCACGCAGCGCGGTGCGGGCCTGCTCGCCGTAGGCGGCGTCGAGCGCCGCGTCGAACTTGGTGCGCGCCTTCTTGAGCCAGTCGAGAGCCTCGTCGAGGTTCCTGTCGATCTCGGCCTTCTGCATAGAGGGCAGCGCGGCCAACTGGCCGACTGACATCTCTGCGATGTCGGCGGGGAAGATGGTGATGTCCTTCATGGCATCGCTCCTCAAACCGCCGCGCGCTCGGACGTCGAGTCGTGCAGTGCCTCGCACTCGAACTGGATGACCGCGTCCACGGGGTAGCCGACGCGCTTGGACAGCTTCAGGTAGCGCGGGCCGCGACCTTCGCTGCGCCAGCGCTGCAAAGTCTTGGGGCTGACGCCCCACCGCTGGGCCAGTTCGTTTTCGTTGAGCACCCGGCGATCACCGGGTGACATGGTGTTGATCGCCTGCTGGGGCGACCGGGGAATGCTGCTGGTTGGTGTCTGCATGGAATGCTCCTGTGACGTTGTTGGGGAACAGGTGTCATTCCAAACTTCGGGTGGCGAACCTTTAAGGGACGCAATGGCGAACCACGCGGAAACTTCGGGTTCGCCAATCCGCCAGCTCCCGCCCAAAAGCAGACGGCGAGCACATGGCTCGCCGTCATCGGGGAAGTCGGGGATGAAAAGGTCAGGCGTCGGGGAAGCCGAGCAGCCGACGCTGCTCGCCCCAGTCGCGCGGCAGCAGGTCTTCGCGGCCACGCAGCGTGTGTAGGTTCAGCTGCCGAGGCTGGCGACCTTCGAAAATTGCCTCGACAATGTCCGGGGCCAGCATGGTCATCCGCAGCACCTCGGCCGCCCAGCCCGGTTCCAGTTTCAGCGCTCGTGCAAGATCCGAGGTTGTCGGATAGGTGCCGTCGTCGATCAGCCGCTTCCAGTAGAACGCCTTGCCGAGCGTCTTGATCATCGGCACATCGAAGCCGCCCGTCGCAGCGGCGGCGTCGGGCGTGGGCGGAATCAGCAACTTGCGGTTCTGGCGGCGCTTGATGGTCAGCGGCACCAGCGTGACGCGCTGCCCATCGCTGACATAGCTGCGGGCATCGACTCCGACCTCGATGTGGACTGTGCGTTTGCGCGGGTTCACCGAGGTGGTCATGCCAGTGCCTCCTCAGGGTGCTCACGGGCTTCCTCGACCAGTGGATGCGCGCTGATGTCGGCACTGAATCCGATCCAACCGTCCTCGCGCCAGACGATATCCAGTCCATGCCCGTGCAACTGCACCCGCTCGATCAGCAGACGTGTGATGCGTTGCTGTTCGGTGGGGAATAACTGCGCCCACACGTCGCCGATGCGCTGCATCGCCACCACCACCTGCGCTTCGTCGAGCGTGCTACCTGCGGGGTGCTGCTGGCAGGCTCGCCAGACCGCGATCAGCATCTGGGGAGCCGAGAGTGCCGCGTGGATTTGCGCCAGCACCGCGTTCTCGATTTCGGCGGCGGGCAGATGACCCACGTCCGGCGTACCGGGCGACAGGCTCGCGCCCGCGTTTCGCCGCTTGTGCAGGTACGGGACGTAGTAGCGGTACTGCCGTCCGTTCTTCTTCTTGACGAAGGAGTGCAGCATGCGTTGCCCGTCGGGCGCGAACAGCAGACCCGCCAGCAGTGCCGGATGCTTGGCTGCGTGCTCGCGCGGCGCTTGCTTGCGTCGTTCGATGAAGGCATATACAGCGTCCCATAGGGCCGGGGCGACGATGGCCTCGTGCTGACCCGGATACCACTGCTCGTTGTGAGAAATTTCGCCGAGGTAGATACGGTTGCGCAGCATCGTGAAGAGGTACTGCTGGTCGATGGTGCGGCCCGAGCGTTCGCGCCCGGTCTGCGTCACCCACGCCTTGGTGGTGTGGCCTTCGATGACCAGTTCGCGCACGAGCTGCGCCGCCGAGCCATGCTCGCCGTAGCGCCGGAATATGTCGCGCACCAATGCCGCCTCGCGTTCGTTGACGACGAGCTTGCGCTCGACCACGTCATAGCCCAGGGGCGGCACGCCGCCCATCCACATGCCCTTGGCCTTGCTGGCGGCGATCTTGTCGCGGATGCGCTCGCCGGTGACTTCGCGCTCGAACTGTGCGAAGGACAGCAGGATGTTGAGCGTCAGCCGTCCCATCGAGGTCGTGGTGTTGAACTGCTGTGTGACCGAGACGAAGGACACGCCGTTGCGGTCGAACACCTCCACCAGCTTGGCGAAATCTGGCAGGCTGCGTGTGAGGCGGTCGATCTTGTAGACGACCACGGTGTCGATCTTCCCGGCTTCGATGTCGACCATCAGGCGGCGCAAGGCGGGACGATCCATGTTGCCGCCGGAGTAGCCGCCATCGTCGTAGCCGTCGCCGACGGCGATCCAGCCTTCGTGCCGTTGGCTGGCGATGAAGGCGAGGCCTGCGTCGCGCTGGGCTTCGAGACTGTTGTATTCCTGATCCAGCCCTTCGTCGGTGGATTTGCGGGTGTAGACGGCGCAGCGCTTCTTCGGCGTGATGCTTTGGCTGCCTGAGGGCAGCGGATTGGCGCGCGGCGGCCTCATGCCATCACCTTCTTCGATGTCGGCGACTTGAGGCCGAAGAACACGGGGCCCGACCAGTGGCTGCCCGTGATGTGGCCTGCAATCGCGGACAGGCTCTTGAAGCGTTGCCCTTGGTATTCGAAATCGTGCGAGCCGCGCACCAGCACGCGATGCTCGACGTCGTCGTAGATGCGCGTGAGGATGGTGCCGGGCAGCAGGCGCTGGCTGTCGCTTCGCAGTTGCTTGGGCAGGATGCCGGTTTCGCCGACTTCCTCGAGCTTCTTGCGCAGCGAGGGTCTCAGGCCACCGAAGGCACGTTCCTGAATCCGGTAGGCCAGTCGGCTCTCCAGCCAAGTGCGATGGTGATGGCCGGGGCGCTCATCAAAGTGGTCATCCCAGAGGGCCCAGAGGTCGTCCATCGAAAGATGGGAAAGCGCCGCGACACGTGCGGCGACCGAGGTGGTGGATGGTTGTGCGTGTGCCGTCATGGGCGAACTCCGTTGTTGTGATCGGGGTTCGCATTCACGCGCTGTTGGCCGGGGAAGCCAAGGCGAACGCACTCGACGGTTTCGATGGTGCCGCGCGACGGACGCGCGCGCAGGCACAGGAGTGCAGCGGCCAGCAGGTCGGCGATTTCCTGCTGCGCGTGCCGGGGGCAGTCAGACGGCGGGGAAATGGAGATGGGTTCGATTTTTTTCATGGCAGGCGTTTCGATGGAAAACGCTGCTCATGCTAAAAACCGAGGGCACTTCGCGTAACGTGATTTAGCGGGAGTGCGCGGGGTTGGTGTTATGCCTGTTTGGCCCGATACCAAGCCGCGCGCTGGCCGCCCACATCACGATATCGAAGCTCGAACAGGCGCGATTCGTGTACGACCTGCCGCCAACTGCTGCAACCGTACTTGAAGGGCAGGTGTTCGGGGTGCCGCTCTGCGATCCAGCGTCCTGCCGATGCAACCGGTGCCCAGCCATCGACGGCCAGTTCAGCGGCGGCATCCTGCAGCGCGCGCACGATCCCTGCGGCAGGCCAATCCACCGAACCGTCCGGCGCGATGCCGTGGATCACCAGATCGTGGAACGCATCGGACTGGGCGAATTCCGCCGCCAGCCGTCGGACCTGATCCATGTGCTCGGCCCAGCCCCGCAGTTGCTCGAAGTGCTGATCGATGCGACTGTAGGCGGCCTTCAGGGTGTCGTGTGCGCCACGGCATCCGTCCAGGCTCCAAAGGTCATGCTGGTCGATGAAATGATGTACCAAGTTGTTCCGTAGCAGCACCAGTTCCTTCAACTCGTTCTGCGTCCTGTCGTAATCCTCAACCGACATGCGCAGATTCATCTTTACCTTGAACGAGATGATGTCGTCGCGTGCATCAGATTCGGAAGCAGCTTCCACCTGGTCGGTGGTGACATACGAACCGAGGAGTGTGCCGACCATGGTGCCCAGCGTTTTGTTGGCGGCATCCGCGATGCGCTGCTCCTGATCCGACGCCAGCGGTGATCCAGCAGCCGAGATTTCGTGGTGGGCCACGATGGCCTTCATCAACTTTTCGTACTGCTGCAGACGCAGCAAGCAGCGGCCCAGCAATCGCTGAACCTCACGTTGCTGCATCGTCAGCGCGTCATTGGCGGGCCATGTCGTCATGGATGAATCGCCAGCGATTGCCGATCAGACGTCGATGGGCGACGTCTTCCAGACATCCTGCGCCAAAGTGATCAGCAGTCCGTGGCGCCTCTCGATGGATGCAGCATTCCACGCAGGAAATGCAGCCAGCTTGGCATTGATCCGGGAAATGGATGTGTTCTGTCCGACGTCGGTCAGCGCC